CAGCTAAATACATGAACTTTGGGAAATAACCACTATGAGATTAACAGAAATGGGCGTAAAGCCAACCGCTAAAAAAATTAATAAAGTGCTAGAAAGCCGCTTTGCTTTTAAGATTGATTATGATAATATGACTCTTAAAAAAGCGTACACTTTGGCACGTGGATTGACTGAGAACTTAGAAAAAATTAAGCATACTCATGGAGTTCATATAGCAGAAAAGAATCCAAAATACATGGAACTTTTAATGGTACGTGAAGGATTGCATAGCTGGATGATAGAAAACAAACAACGTTTCCTAGCAGAAAGTGAAATGGGTAAGAGTCAAGCTATTCTTGCCGCCAAAGACATGGTTGATAGTATTCAAGATATGTTAGAAGATGTTAGCAAAATGCAAAATGAGCAAATGCCAGCATTGTTAGATACTATCCGTGATCAAATCGGTATGCAACAAGCTGATCAATTTAAAAATTCAGTTGGTACATTACTAGCCAGTATGGTTGATCAATTAAGTGCAGCCCGTGAATCAGCAGATCAAGCAGCACGTGCATTAGCTGGTGAACAAGTAGCACAGCCAATGGATGTTGGTGGCGGCATGGGCGGTGATATGGGTGCAGAGCCTGGTATGGCTGCTGGTGGTGAATTGGATGTATCCGATATGGATACTGATGGCTTTGGTGCAACCGATGCTGAAGCTGGTGGCACACAAGCTATGGGTAGAGAAAGACGTTAATGCGTATTCGTGAAGTGATTGTAGAAGATGTGCTTGACGAAATAATAGAAGATGAAGCTAAAGACCCTGTTATTTTATATCTTCTGGAAGTTTTGAGTGCACTACATGACCGTTATCGTGATACTCATGTAGTGCCACGTGTTCGTGCTGATGCACTAATTCAATTAATTCAACTAAAACATCCACAATTTAATCTTGATATTCTTGAAAAAGCAAAAACAAACAATGAAAAAGTAAAAGAATTCATTGAAGATATTAAAGATGACAATAGAGGTGTAAAATATGTATACCTCAAACCTTTTGCAGATGAGCAAGATGAGACAGAAATGGGAATGGATGGCGAATCAGTCCCAAAAACAGCACCAGAAAAAACTGTAGATTCTATGGCTAAGTCTGCACTTGCTAACAGAAGTTAATTTTAAATTAACACTATCATACAATTTTAACTCAAATAACTTTACAAACTTCATAAAATATATTAAAATATTGAATGAAGAAAAAGGTGAATTAATTTTGAGTATTCACCCAAGTTTGTCACTATATTATTAATATGACATTATTTGATTTAGGAATCAGCGGGTACACAGTCGTAAAGAATTTTTTAACTCCTCTGGAAATAAAATCTTTATCTGAAGACTATTCACATCACAATACCATAGATAATACTAATTATACGGCATCCGTAGCTTCACGCAATGTTGAAGAAATTTTATTTCCTAAAATACGCACGATGCTCAGTTTAATTAAAAAAGAATCTGGTATAACTGCTGATTTTCTAATCCCAATAGCATGCTATCTTAATAACAAAGACAGTGATTTTAAATGGCATCAGGATCATGAAAGTTTTTATGTTCATCAGCAACATAAAAATTATTTGAATTTTTATATACCTTTTGTAAAGCCAGATTCTAAAAAGTCTGGATTGGGAGTAATTCCGTTTGATGTATTGGGAATGTACTGCCCAGACCACACCGACAAAATAATTAATAGTGGTGCCACTAGATTTTTCCCACAGGAAAATTTGACAGAAGTGTATAATGATGATAATGGAGAACACTATATATTGCCAGTCAATTTGAACAATTTGGCAGAATATCCAGAGTTATTTGCTGGAGACTTATTATTAATGCGTGGTGATATTATCCACAAAACACAAGACACATTAACTGCTAGAACTGCAGTAACAGTTAGATGCACTGATGGTAATATTATGGTAAATAAAAATAAATTATTATCTGGATGCGAAAAAAAGTTAAAAATGATTAAAAATAATCAACGAATGTATGACAATATTATTAGTAAATTTGGCGATAATAGTGAAATTGCAGCTAAAGAATTTTATGGAGATGAATCATGTCTTATAGCAACCAAGTAGTAGATCATTACGAAAACCCACGCAACGTTGGTAAAATGGACAAATCTGATCCAAGTGTCGGTACAGGATTAGTTGGTGCACCTGCTTGCGGTGATGTACTTCAATTACAAATACAGGTGGAAAATGAAATTATTACCGATGCTAAATTTAAGACATACGGTTGCGGTTCGGCGATTGCATCATCGTCGCTTATCACTACGTGGCTTAAAGGAAAGAGTCTTGATGAGGCGGCTGAAATTAAGAATACCCACATTGCGGAAGAACTTGCATTACCTCCTGTTAAAATCCACTGTTCCATATTGGCGGAAGATGCAATTAAAGCGGCGATAGCAGATTATAAGGCAAAACATGATAACATTAACTGAAAAAGCGGCAAGTAAAGTTCAAAAACATTTTGAGCAACGTGGTCGAGGAGTTGGTATAATGATTGGTGTTAGGACTACTGGTTGTTCTGGTCTTGCTTACAAATTAGAATATGTTGATACCCCATTCATCACTCGTGATTGGATGGCATATGAAAGTAATGGTGTTACAGTATGGGTCAATGGTAAAGATTTACCTTATGTAGATGGTCTTACTATGGACTATAAAAGGCAAGGACTCAATGAAGGTTTTGAGTTCATCAATCCAAATGAACGTGACCGTTGTGGTTGCGGAGAAAGTTTTCGAGTTTAAATGATTATACCAAAATTTGATTATACCCCTCTAGCCAGAGAAAGCGTAGAGGGTAAACGCCATTATGCGTTGCCTGATGGTAGCCGTGTTCCTAGTGTGACTACAATACTAGAAAAAACAAAACCAGCAGAAGCAAAACAAAAACTTCAAGAGTGGCGTAATAGAGTTGGTCATGATAAAGCACAACAGATTACAACAGAAGCAGCTAATCGTGGAACACGTATGCATACCTATCTTGAACGTTATGTCAAGAATGACGATATAGGAGACTTTCCTAGTAATCCTTTTGCACAGCCAAGTTGGTTTATGGCAGCACAAGTTATTTTAGAAGGCTTGCAGCATGTAGATGAATATTGGGGTTGTGAAGTTCCATTATATTATAGCGGATTGTATGCTGGCACAACTGATTGTATTGGTGTGTGGAAGGGAAGACCTGCCATTATTGATTTTAAACAAACAAATAAACCAAAGAAACGTGAATGGATTGATGATTACTTTCTTCAACTAGCAGCATATTCCGAAGCACATAACGAAACACATGGTACTTCTATAGATAGTGGAGTAATATTAATGTGCACTCAACCAAAACAATTACCAGATGGTAGTTATGACACACCACAATTTCAAGAGTTTATACTAGAACCAACCAACTATAAACATTGGGCGGATCAATGGATGCGTAGGGTTGAACTTTATTATCTCACTCAATGAAAAAAATAAGATTTCATTTTTTAGATATACCAATTATACGTTCTTGTAATCTAGGATGTGTTGGCTGTATGACATTTTCTGATCATAAAAATATTAAGGGGCTTGTCAACCTAGAAGAAAGCCTTGACTGGCTTAAATTTTGGGCATCAAAACTTCATCCAACAATAATCAATATATTTGGTGGAGAACCATTACTTCATCCACATTTTATAGAATGGGCAACCGAAGTAAAAAAAATATGGGGATCTGGTTCAGATGTTGGAGTTAATACAAATGGATATTATCTCCATCTTTTGTTTGATAAAGTACATGAATTGTTTCAGCCAGGTAATATTCAAAATATCATAGTTAGTATACAAACTAATACAGAGCCATATCTATCAAAGGTTGAAGAAAATATTCGAATATTAAAACAAAAAATTATTGATTATTATCTATCAATGCCAAACGTAAAAACTGCAGAGTGGTATTTGTGGTTGGATGAATCAGAGACTGCCCATAAACAATGGTTTACATTGGTGGTAAATGGTGAGGGAACCAACATTGGATTTACTGTATGTGAAATGTACAAATTATTTTGGGCATCCCATTATAATGGTAGTGGTCCCACAGTAGTACCAAATTATGACTATAATGACCAATGGTACAAAGAAAATCATGGTCACTGTCAAGCAAAAGAATATATGACATTATATCGTGGAACTTTATATAAATGTCCACCAGTTGGGGTGCTAGAACACACTTTAGACACTTTTAATTTAAAAGAAACCACAGAGTGGAAACCGTATATAGATAACTATAAATCTTTACCTGCTTTTTCCACCGATAATAAAATAATTGATTGGATGAATAGGCAAAAAGAGCCAGAATTGGTGTGTAATATGTGTGCATTTTCTGGACCAAACAGAAAAACTATAGACAGAAGTCACTTCTTAAAACCGAACTGGAAGTATACTTTATAGCCAGATAAATACAAAATAAAAGAGGATTTAGCATGGCTGTTACCCAGATTTCAAGAATCCAACACCGTAGAGGGTTGGGACAAGATATACCACAACTAGCGTCGGCTGAACTAGGATGGAGTGTCGATACACAAAAGCTTTATATTGGAAATGGTACCCTTGAAGAAGGAGCACCACAGACCGGTATTACGGAGATTTTGACCACTCATTCTATTACCAATATTGCATCATTATTGGGAACATATGGATTTCTTGGGGATGAGTCTGGATACAAATCTCAAACGGGTAGTAGTACAATTAACCCAACTACAAGAAGTTACCAACATAAATTAGATGATTT